GCCCTTCAAATATCCCCTGTTAGAAGCTTTCTTAATCTTAGTAATGAGGTCAGCTAGTGAAGGAATGTTATTGAATAGAGTGGCTTTTAGTTTCTTACCTTCTGAGGCAGATCCATTGATTATAGTGCCCATCTTAACATCACCAGCCCCATAGCACAGAGCATAAATCATCGTTTTGGCCTGATCCCTAGAAGGTAGTCCAGCCATTTCCTGATTGTAGGAGTGTATATCACCGTCTATAATCTGGTTGGTGTACTCTGCGTCATTCATATAGTGAGCAAGCATTCTCAATTCTAAACCAGAAGCATCACAACCAACTAGCTTATACCCTTTGGGCACTATCCAGCACTCACGGCACTCTCTACCGTATGGGCTGTATGATGCAGGGACTTGAGCAACATTAGGGCTGCTATGAGTCATACGGTTTGTCTGCGCCCCTATAGCATTAACGTATCCATGTACTCTACCATCGTCTGCTACAGACTCTACCCAACTTAGAACCATGCCCACTCGCTTCTGGAGTAATAGAAACTCTTTGATCATTACTGCTTCAGGTATGTCTACATTCTCCAGTACCTTTTCATCTATCTTAGGTATACCTGTCTCAGTAAACTCAGTAGGCTTCCAACCAAAATGGATCAAATAACGTCCTATCTGTTGGCGACTTCCTAAGTTAAAGATAGGGTATTCAAAGACACCATAGCTTCCTTGTGAGTTATGGTGAAAACCCTGCTCTCTATGCTTACCCATGATAGCTGCTTCAGTACCATCTTTCTTTAATGGGTTCTTAGGGTAGTTCTTTTCTACCCATACTGGCATAGGTGTAAAGCGTTTACGAACTGTAGCTTCTGCATTCATCATGCTCTCTTTGAGTTCAGCTAACAATATAAAGGCTTTCTTTTCGTCCAGTAACCAACCACTACGGGTCTGTTCAGCTATGATTTTATGTACGTCCATCTCTAGTTGAATAGACTCTACAGAAAAATCATTAACTTCTTTGAGTAGTTTACGGTAGGTGAATAAGTTTACTTCAGTATCAGTAATACAATACTCTAACATCTCATCACTATAATAACTGAAGTCAGTAAATTTACCTTTTGGATAACCTAAACGCTGTCCCCAAGACGCTAGAGAATGACCACCCTGTCGGGCAGGTTCTGCAAGTCTAGACAAGACTAGAGTATCGGTTAGTTTGATGTTACTGAAGTCAATACCTAATAGACGTTCCAGTACAGGTATGTCATAACCTAGTATGTTGTGTCCTATTATCTCAGTAACGTCTAACAGATCAGTCTTTAACTGAGCTAGATTATTCACGTATTGGGTAGACGTTTTAGTATTAATGTCTAAGGTGACTACGCACCATATCTTGTCTGGATTAAAGCCATTAGCTTCAATGTCCAGAACTATAGATTTAGAAGTCATAATTACTTGTTTCCTGTATTATCGGGGCCTGACCAGCCTCTAATCGGCTAGTATCTGAGTTATAAAACAACCAGCCACCTACGCCTGTATTACCTGTCCTACGACATTTAACTAGCTGGATCTTAGTACAGTTTCTAGCATACTCATCTTCAGATAATTTGTCACGACTTAATAAGATAGTATTAAACGCAATCTGGTTAATAGATCCTGAGCCTTTCATATCATATTCGTTTACATCGTGTGCATCCTTAGCACTAGGCTTACGCATATGACTGACTACAATGATACTGACTCCAGTTTCTTTAGCTAGTTTAAGGCACTTATCCATAAAGGCATCTACGGTTCCATTCTCATTGGAGGTCACAGCAGCCTGTAGAGGATCTAGTATTAGAACATCACAGTCTAGCCCTTTAACCATGTAACGCATTTTAGAGAACAGTTCATCTGCCTCTAGAGCCCCTTGATGGTCTAGTATATGTAACTTATCTGTATCAGCTAATTCCGAATACTTCTTATGTAACTGGTCGTAGTCCCGTTCAGGTTGAGGTACGTTAGATATGTTCTGACCGATATGTACAGAGATTAATTTCTCTATTGTTTCGCCTACGTCAGCCTCTAGGAAAATACAACCTATACGCTTATTAGACTCCATCAACATGTCGTAGACTAGATTATAGACTACTGTACTTTTACCGATAGATGTTAACGCCCCTAGTACCGTGATTTCACCAGCCGCTATACCACCATTCATCATGGCGTTTAGTGATCCGAATGCTTTAGGTAAAGGAGTCACCTCTTCAGTACCTCGCTTTACGAATAGATCCCAATTACCTGCATCTGACAAAGACACTACACCAGCAGGTCGATGAGGTTTAGCAGACCACCAGCACTCGGTAAACTCTTTAACCTTGCCTTTCATCAACATCTCAGAAGCATCTTTAAGAGGCATCTGCATCACTTTTACTTTGTTAGGTGAGAATAAATCTACGATATTCTTAGTCGCGTCTGAACCTGCATCGTCTTGATCCATACAGAGTATGACACTATCAAACGACTCCAGAAACTCAAGTGATTCTTTGATACCCTTCACCGCACTACCTGAGCCGTTCTTTAAACTCACTACAGGCCATTTACCGTGAAACATAGAGCTAACTGCCAGTGCGTCTAACTCGCCCTCAGTGACCGTTATATAGCGTCCACCAGCACGACCCTCAAATACATTTTGACCGAACAGTCCTGCATCCCCTAGATTACCACTGCAAAAGAATTGCTTATACTTAGTTACCCGTGTCTTTAAGGCAACAATCTTATTGTCGCTGTTGTAGTACGGGTAGTGGTGTTTAGTGATATCTCCTTTAGCGTCATACTCTATTGTAACGCCAAACTTGTCTAGAATATCTTGGGATAATCTACGGTCTGGTATAGAGCCCTTAGTGCCCTTGATTAGATCCTCTTTATTTACCTCTTTACGAGGAGGTGTAGGAACTACTGTCGATTGATTGTGCATTGATTCACCTGATTTAATAAAGTGACCACAGCCTACGGAATAGCAGGTAGAGTGCCCATCTTTATACTTAACTAAATTATCTTTAGACCCACACTTAGAGCAAGGGCCTCTACTGTCTACTTCTGCGTTACCAGCCGAATAGTTGATAGCCATTTATCGTGATCCTTTTTTGTTAGGTAATGTGTCAATAAGTTAATGATTGCTGCTAGGGTAACTCTGTCGTTATCCCTTTGCCTAGTGGTCGAATACCACCCTTCGTCCTCTACTGCATAGTCTAGGACGTTATAGTAATTCTTTAACTCAGATATTACTAACTCTTCAATCTGCTGATCTGTTAATATCATAGATCCTCCAACCTAAGCTTTAACTTAGCTATCATATCCTCATTGTATGCTACAAACTGACCGCCTCTTTTAACACCTTCTTCATAGTTTGAAATTTCTGTTTCAATCTTAGTACGGGCTTTAGAAGCTGCAATCTTTTCCTTTAGTGATTTATTTTTCAGTGTCTTAATCATTAATTCAGTCATGTTATGGAAGTCTCATTATCTGGTTTATTTTTTCTTTTCTTTGACTATCAATTTTACCGTACAAATCATTGTATGCGATAGCTGAAACGATAGCACTCTGGCCTCTATGTAATAACGTGGCGCAGTTTAAGTAAGAAACTCCTAAGACTCGCAGTTCTACTAGCTTGTCTAATTCAGAAGACTTCCAGTACACTTGAGGGCCCCTGTATCTTTTATTATCTTCTTTTGGTTTGATTTCTTCAGTTCTGAAACTTGCAGGAATCTTTGGTTTGAATATTAAGCTCATAATCTAATTGCTCCAATACTTTGTTCATATAATCTTCATATAATAGGTTTAGGTCAGCGTCCATCTCTTTAGGTTCGATAGTGCTTTTCCTGTAGGCTTTCTCATACTTAATCCTAGCATCCTCTACGGGATCATCTTTGATTGTATTCATAGCATATTCTCTTTGGCACACAAGGCTGCTGCCTGTACCTCTTCAGGGCCCCATGTAGCTTCGCTGTGAGTATACAACTCATCACACCATACTTGCTTGTAATCGTTCTGAGGTGGTGTGCCACAGCCAGCTATATAGACTACCATAAGTAATATCAATAACCGTTTCATTTATACTCTCCCCATGATTTCTTCATGGGCCAATTGCTGAACAAACTCAGAGTTTTCGTTAGTTAACTTTTCTAATTGATCATCTGATAAGGGATTTCCGTTAGCATCTATGGCTTCTGAAATATAAGCATCTACAAAATCTGGATAATCATTCATGCAAACACCGTCTACTGTCACATCTCTTAAATCATATATATTCATTTTATTATCCTCTATTTAGTTACAAATAATACAATGTCTTCACCTGTCGTTAGGCTCGATATTGGGATAGCTACACCGTCTTCTGGAGGTGGCTGTGCGCCTACATAAGCCCATGACTTCCCTGCTTTAAAGTCAGCCTTAACAGCACTGACAAACTCAGGGTGATCTACTGTAAACATAGCACTCATTAAAATTATACCTAAAAACATACGTTACTCCTTTATTAATTCATCTTCTAATCTTAGCTTTTCTTCTAGTTCGGCTTCATACTCTAGAATTAAATCACCCATGTCCTGAACATGATCTTTTTGCCCAATACTATAACCAACTTTAGTTTTGTTTCCTTCATCAATACTATAACCAACTTTAGTTATCATTTTTATTCTCCATTCTTTAATTCATCTAGTTTACTACATACTGCTTTGAGAATATCATCATCATCAATATCATCAAACGACCCTATGCTTAATACTTTATCTATACTCCACTCTACTTCAGGGCACTCGGCTGGTTCTTCCATACTAGCTGGAATAGAGCCACCGCTTACAGTAACATCAACCCTTAGTTCCCATGACTCAACTTCTAAATCAAACGTATATTTACTACTCATAATTACTTACTCCTTTAAATCATCTAGTTCTGACAATGCTAAGTTATAGCAGTCACTTCTAAACATAAACCCGTTTGATGGGTCTACATCATCTTTAAATTTCTTAACTGCCAATGTGTAATATAACTCTTTAGGTATAATTCCTGCAAAGTATAAAACTGACAAGTCACTCTTAATACGGGTGAATGCGTAATAGTCACAATTCTGTTTTGTATTGATTGCGTTTACTGAGCATTCATAATGAGGCTGTGGAATAGACCTGCATTGTTTAGACTTAACATCCACTGTAGATCCGTCTTGCATTATGAGGTCGTAATC